TATTAGTCCCTTGTAAATCTATTACTACACTTTCGACAAAATTTCTAGGATCATCAGCATCCATCTTAATTTTCTCTAATCCACTTCTATAATTCATATTGTCAAAAAATTCCTCCATTTGGTATTGTTTTTCGAAAGCATATACTGGAATATTTTTTTCAGAATCGAAGATTTTATAAGGTTTTTTTGCATCAGTGTGGTACACTTTTTTGGTAGTATATTTTGCTCCTAATTCTTTTGCTACTTCTTGCATTGCCTTTGGAACCACAGCAGTCCCTCCAATTTTATCTGTAGGATTAGTTACCCTTCTATCACCTACTTGTTTTGTTTCCCAAATTCTATATTTACCAAATCCCTTTCCATCTTTATTTAAAAATTTTCCATCTGGGTCTAAAAATTTATTATCTAATTCTTTGTTTCCTAACCCATAAAATTGTTCAATTTTTTGTTTGTTATTAATATTCATTTGAAAGAAATCTGCAGGAGCTAATGCCACATATCTTTTACCTTCTTTTCTCGCATCACTTACTAATGATCTAACATTTGCTTTGACCCAAGTAGATTCATTACCCATTGGAAAATAGTCATAGGTTTTTGCATCTGTGTCATATAAAGTTCCAGTTTCATAACTACTTGATTGTGCAGTTCCCTGTCTTGCAGGCATTCTGTTTAGTTCTCTTTCTTTTACCTTAATTTCTTTCATTAATGTATCAAGACGTTCTAGTTCGGGTGGCGCAAGCGGTCTATCCATTGCAACTTTATTGATTGCTGCTTGTTCATCTAAGAGATCTTGAATCTCTCTTTTTTTAATTCTAAATCTAATATTTTTACTGTAAGGATTTTTTCTTTTCATATCAAAAGGGTTAACAGTAGAATCTCCTGCTCTATAATCTTTAAAATGTTGTGATCCAGATTTTGTTAAACTTTGATGAGGGTCTGATTGTAGTTCAACCATAAAATAAGTGTCTCCGTAATTATCCACTCCTCTTGTATCATATCTTACAAATGTAACATTATTAGGTTCATTAAAATGAACTGAGTAAACTCTTTTACTTACAGAATTACCAGGAATAGGCTCATCTAAATATAAAAGTTTTTCCTTGTAATCAAATCCTCCTGCAGGAAAAGTTCCTTGGTGTCTTGGTGCATCAGTAGCTCGTATTCCTTTTTCTGCTAAATTTATTGCTTTATCATATTCCTCAAGTAACGCTCGTACCATTAATTTATCATTATCTTTGAATTGATCTATTACTTCAGTCAATCGTCTTTTCGTTTGTTTTAAGGAATTTAAATTATTACGATTGGTAGATAAACTTGATGCCAAATCATTAAATATTCCTCTATCCGTATTTAATCCATTTGTGATTGCAGTTAAATTAGACCTTGCTGCAATATCCTCTATCTCAGTTGATTTTTTTAAAATCATAGAGTCTACATCTCTACTCAATTTAGCAAACGTAGGATAGACATCTAATATTTCCTGAGTATTGAGAGGCATTTGATAATCTTTAATTTTCATTCTGTAAGCTGGGTTAGATTCCAATGCAGATAGAATTTCACTTTTAGTAATTTTAACTTTAGGTTGTTCTTTTGATAAATTGTATAAATCTCCGCCTACAATTTCATTACCTTTTCCAAAGTCTAATAAACCTGCATCAGATAATTCTTCACTCTTTACACCTTTGTTTCTTAGACCTTTCAAAAGACCCATCCACTCTTGAGGTGTCGCTAATTCAGTTGGTAACTTGTTTACCTCATCAAATGCTACTGAACCCAAATAAGATCTAGTAGTATTATCTTGATTAGCTCTTAGTCCTTTACCAAACGTTAATGGAGCTTGTGGGACTGTTAATGCTCTTGATGAATTTGCATTTACTTTTGCATCAAAATTTTTTCTATTTTTATCTATTTGATTCATTTGTTTTGTAACTTCTATTCCCTCTTCAATTTGTTTCGTCAGCGATCGTCCAGGGGCAGCAGCAATATCTCTATAAGTGTTTCTCATATCTTCAGGTAGAGCTATGTACTCACGATAGTTATCTCCAAATCTACCTGGGTCTTGTCGGTATTGAGGTAACTGAGAAACAAAATAATTAAAACCTGGATCTTCTCGAATCGTTCTTTGAAAGGCTTCTAAAGGTTCTTGTGATTCAGCACCTCTCGGTGGTTGTGCAGGTTCCAGCGTCCGTTGTCCACGTTTCGGCATCAATGATCGAATTCCTTTGGCTGCGTATTTAGCGACAGGGCCTACTAATGGAATAGTCCCCGCAACACCGAGTGCAGTTAGACCAGCGTACCCCAAAGCTTCGATTGGAGTCATATCATCATACCCTTCTTCGCCTCTTGCAGCTTTTGCTAAAGTCTCAGCGTCTTGCATTGCATACTTATAGGACTGTAACTCACCGACCACGGGTGTTACATCTCGAACCATTGTATAAGCAGTATCTTGAAATTTCTTTTTGGCTTCTTCTAGTTTTGCATCATCTAGATTAGCTATTTCATCATAATCTAATATTACGTTACTATCGTTTTCAGCCATGGTTTTTATGTATAATATTTATATTCTTGAGGCATTCTTACTTCATCTGTAGGTTCATAATCGAAATCAGCTGAAACAAAATTGCCTTCTCTGTATCTTAACACAGCTTGTGTGGTACTGTCCACGAGGTCGTCATTATCCCCGTGAGGAAATGCTGCGCATTCTTCAATGACTTCATGGGCAAATTGCTTACCTTCAGGGTAAAAAACCATACCAGATGAAAAGACAGGAGATACAGCATTCACACGTGAAACTTTATCCTTTCCTCGACCAGGGACAAATTCTTGGACAGGTATTCCAGTTCTACGTAATTCTTGAATGAGCGGTAGTCCACTGGCCTTTGCCTCAATGATACATGCTTCTGGTTTCCAATACGTATATTGTTCAGTTGCAACTGCTTTTAATTCAGGAAAATCCCAACGACCTTTCAGTGCATCAAGTAACATCAAACAAGATGGAGAATCTTCAGTTGGTCTAAATACACCCCACGTGGTTATAGCACTATAGTCTGCAGAATCTTTTTTTGAAAAAGCAGTGTCTAAGGATTGAATGACAAATTCTAATTCAGGTATGCCCCCCGACCATGGTCTCCAATATTCACGTTTGATGATGGCTCCTTCTTCTGAAGTTGGGTTTTGCATATACTGTGCGTTCCAACGTTGAGGAGGTATAGATGCTTTTACAGATTCTAATTCTTCTTTCTTCCAATACTCTGGCCATACAGGTTCACCATCGTCCAGGATCGCTGGAAACTCGACCACCTCCCATTGATCCGCGCCTGTGTTTGCTTGAGCTTTGAGAAGTCTTCCTGTTAGATCATCTGTAGCCCATCTAGTCATTACGACCACGATCGACCCACCAGGTTGTAAACGTTGACGTGGCCCTGATACATACCAGTCATAGGTCTTCTCCATTGCAGAATCAGACATAACATTTTGTTCGGTATGAGGGTCATCAATAATTAATATATCTGCACCCCTACCCGTTATGGCACCACCGACACCCGCTGCAAAATATTCACCTCCATCAGAAGTTTCCCAACGACCTGCAGCTTTGCTATCCTGTTGGAGTCCCATATTATTAAAAATTTTTTTATATTCGGTACTGTCGACTAAGTTTCTTACTTTTCTACCGAACCTTTGTGAGAGTTCAGCATTGTGAGAAACCTGCATGATTTTAGCTTTGGGTCGGAGTCCCATTATCCAAGAAGGAAACAAAAATGATGCAAACTCAGATTTAGTATGTCTAGGAGGCATGTTGATAATGAGTCTCTTAATCTTGCCTTCAGCAACCTTAGTTAATTTGTCAGCAATTATTTGATGGTGGCCCCACTTAGAAGGTTCATTTGCTTCTCTACAAATGAAATCTGGCCATACTTGTTTAACAAAGAAAAGGAATTCTGTTCTAGCTTTCAGTATCTTTTTTGCATCTAGAAGTTGTTTTACCTTAATTAACTTCTCTTTTGGGAGTAAATCTAAATCCATAAGTATTTTGGTTATATCATATTTGTCTAACTTTGCACGTATGTTGTTCGTCAAGTTACATTCGCAAAATCTGGGGGGTGTGGGGTGGAAAAATCGCTAAATCTAGTATGGTGAAAAAAAGAGATACTAATTTGAGATGGTGGACAGGTGAGAGCCTGGCGCATTTGCGCCAGGCAATTTGAATTAGTTTGGTCGCGTCATGGTCGTAGTATCTCGCACAAGTCCAAATTTTTCTGCGAGATTTCCAGCGAGAGCTGTCGCGAACTTAACAATCTTCTCATCTTCTTTGTTCTGTAAAACAAACTCAAAGATTTGTTGATCTAGAAACCCTGCCACAAGTTGCCAATCAATAGTTGATTGTTGTTTATTTTTTAAAATATCAACGAACTGTTTTACTTCTGCTAATTTCTGCGCATCAGTTTTATCTTCCGAAGATATTATCTCATTCACTTTTATAATCGCTTTTGTCATAACAATTATAATACAGTTTTGATTGAATAAGTCCAGTTCGTTCTTATGTTCTTTTTACTGAACTTTTTAAACAGATCAAAGTGAGATTTTTTAAAACTCTCACTATCAAACATATTATATTCTTTTACATTACGATTGATCTGATAGTGATATTTATTTTTAATCACACTTAAACCATTAACATTAGGTTGGAATTGTTCAAACAATAAAACCAATTCTGGTTTAATTATTCTATTCCAATCTGAACTTAATTGGCTTTTATGATCTAACAAATCACAACCATTTATAATTAGTTGAGTTTGTTTTCTGTTAAGACTTTTAACAGATTTCTCTTTTGTCTTTGTCATATTATATACTCCTATTGTTTATATTTATAACAATAAAAGATTATCAAATCCCATGACCATATCAAGCTTTATTTTACATTTTTTTATTTTTTATTTTAACCTCACATATTCAATAATAGCCAACCAACCAACGACCAATAGAACAAAATCCGAATTTTTCGGGTACCGACTGGCTGCTTCTGGCTTTCTTTCTTATCATCAACCTCGACTTTTCTGTGGGAAATGGGAAACGGGAAAACGTTGCTCACATCAGCTGATCCTGAGCTGGGGACCGTACCACATCCATTAGCTTTTCTATCCACGACAGAACTCCTTTCTTCTGGTGGGAATTGGGAAACCAGCGTGAGTCTGGGACCGCCGTACCAGCAGCCTCCAGTCTCTTCATCTGTTAACTCACGGCTTCGAGCGTTGGGATGGGAAACGGGAACTAGATGAATATCGCTACCAAAGCCAGGCCCACGAACACGCGCCCCCATTCCGATCGCATCAAAAACAACCCAAATAATATACCTAACCAGTGCACTCATCATCCTCCTCTCTTTCGTTCAAGATGTACTGCGCAGCAACCTCTGCAGCCCACCAGCTCAGCAGGTTCTTTAACTGAGTCATCGAACCCACATCCTTTTCTCCATTCAATTGGGAAATGTATTTAATAATCGACAGGCCACTGTCATTGGCGTGTTGGTCCAGCTGCTGCCAAATCCATTCTTCATGTTCATCATAAAACTTCACTGTGTCATGGTAATAAATCAGTGACGGGATAATCCCGCCACTGCAACCATGTTTGACAATATCTTCTATCGTGAATTGCTCAGCTTTTTCACCTGCTAGCAAAAATTTTTGTATACTCATACTTTCGCCACCTTCCACGTAATGCCTTCGGCATCTGTTTTATATTTGAATTTATCACCGAGCTTGTATTGAATTTGGTTGAAAGGCTCATTGTCTAGAATCCCAATCCCGTTCTTCAAATCGCCCTTGAAGATTCTACACCACATCTTCTCATCGCCTCTCTTTGCATCTTTGAACCAAACGTATACCATTTGCTTCCCCCATCTTGGGTTCTTTTCAAACTTCTTAATACTGAAGTATGATTCTTTGCCATGTTTCTTACAGGTAAAGATTGTGTTGCCTAATTCAAAGTTTTTTATTTCTTCTTTTGTCATCGTTTTCTCCTTTGGTTGTCCCATGTACATAAGATGTTTATTTGCAAAAGTCAATCCCCTAAATAAAAAAAATTTTTCACACAAGCGCGTGTGCGTATGCGTGTCTACCCGAACCTGAGCGTACCACAGCGGACCAGCGGTACCGCCATCTGGAAGGGCTCTATCTACAAACCACGGTTCTTGGTTCTGCGGTGGGAAATGGGAAATGGGAGATGGGGCACAGAGGTTTCGCGATAAACACCGAGCGACTAGTCTTGGACTACGGTGGGAAGCTTTTACTGCAATGCCCCAAATGTGGTGCCGTGATTTGCCTTCCGATATTTAAAGTGTTGCTTTCACCCCCCACTATATAACCACGAAATATCTGCCACACCACAAAGATGAACTTAAACAGTCGGTGGTGCGAACCGTAAGTTTGGCTTTACCCATTACCTATACGCACTTTGTTGCCATGGTAACACCGACCACGGTAGCCCAACGGACAAACAGGAGCTAACAAGTTTGAGATGATTGAGCTACCATGTGCGTATATATATTATCCCACGGTAATGTCAAGAAGTTTTTTTCGGACTTGGTGTGTAAGCTCCTAGGTCACAGTCCCTCTAGGCATTTTATCACTGCAATGGCTTACACACTCCATGTCTGGGTGCATTACCCTCACCTCACTGGGCTTAATATTCTTATAACATGATCATGGGATACTTGTCAATCCTTTTCTTTCACCAGCTTCTACGCTGCTGCACGGTCCCCATCCATTTTATGATCCTGCTTTTCTGAACAAAAGCGTGAATTACCAATGGGAAATGGGATTTAGTCTCGGGTCCGTGGTACCAGCTGCCTCCAGAGGAAGGGCGATGGTCGAAGAATGTTGAATGTGCAGTGGGAGTTGGGAGATGGGAAACGGGAATCACCTGCTGCTGGGTCCCTGATGCAGCTCAGCATGCAGGATGGTCTGTAAAAGATGGTCGTAGTCAACGGGATACGGGAAATTGGCAAACGGGACGGGGGTTGATGGCTCATGAACCATGGCCGATGTCCACTGGTACAGTTTTAAAGCTCTCTCCGAGAGGGCCTTTCGCAAGATAAATACTCTGCCACCTTCTCTACCACGCCTGATAATCCACGACTTTTGGTATTTAGATAATCGGATCGCTGTACCAGAACTTACCTTTAGCTCTAACCAAAACTCTATACCATTACAACAGCCATTAACGTCTGGAATTCCTAATCCTACGTTTGTTTCGATTCTTTGAAAGTGTACGTTTGGTAACGCTTTTCTTAGATCTTCGTATAGTTTCGACTCTTGTTTTCGCATTGGTTTTATCTCCTAAATTTATATTCTTTTGTATGTAAGGTAAGAACCATTTGTTATCCCTAATTATTTGTGAAAGTGAGTTAGTTAAATTGTTTACAACAAGCTCTTCATCTTTGTCTTGCGCCAAGCAATTGCCCTCTGAATTTAAACCAGAATGATATACAGCTGAATGTAATACTTCATGAAGTAATGAATTTGCTAACGATCTAGATGACTGTGTTTTATCTAATTCAATAACATTTTTTACAGAGTCGTACTCCCCAAAACAATGATTGTCGTTATCATTAGTAGGTGAAATAAGATTAATTTTAACATCTTCGTAGTTGACTCTAATCTTCTTTTTTAGTGTTGACACTAACCACTCCCACATTAGTTGAAATCAAATGAGAGTTATGTACTTTATGAAATGCGTTCCAAAAATCTTTTTCAGTCTTGTAATTCATCGTTACCTTCTTCGGCTTCGATTTCGAGGACTTTGCTGTTTGGTATTTCATCACGTAGCTCATTGATTTGTTTTATTAATTCTTCTTTAGACATTGCTGAAAGGTCTTGAACCTTAATTTCTTTCTTGTCAATATACAAACCAACAGATTGACCTAATCGAAACTCTGCATTGATAGCTGCTGCTAACTGTCCTTTGTCCTCTGCTTTTTTTGATAAATCGTCTAATCTTCTAAGATGCCTGTAATGATCTTTATAAGTCTTAGCTGCCGAATCTCTTAACTTCTCAATGTAGGCTACCACATGAGGATATTTGTCTGGGTTAGTTAATAAACTACCTGTTTTCTCACAAATTTTTTCAGCGTAACCTGCCTGTTTAGCAGCTTCTTTTTTCGTTACGTCAGGATACCTAGAAACATAATACTCAGCAAATGTTCTTTGCTTTGGTGTCAGATATTCTGCACCTTTCAATCGTTTTTTTAATGCTCCAACAGTATTCATAATTTACCAAACCTACATAGGTACAATAAACTAAAAAT